TAACATTACCTCTTCCAGAATCATTTATCCTGGTACTCTTATTTGATACAACTTTTGCATCCATATTATTGAGACACGCATATTTATAATGTGCATCTCTTCCGGATGGGGATATTTCTACATTAAACCTATTAAGAACACCACCACCTTTATCACATTTTACATCAATATTACTCAACCCAAAAATATTATTCATTGGTATATTATTTTTTTTAGATGTAAATTTTTCGAACTTACCAATATCTACAGATGGCGGAGACGGAGGTGGAGGTGTCGATTGTCTCTTTGGTTCCACAGCCTTTCTCACAGTTGGTGTAGTCTTTTCTGCAGTTGGTGTAGTCTTTTCTGCAGTTGGTGTAGTCTTTTCTGCAGTTGGTGTAGTCTTTTCTGCAGTTGGTGTAGTCTTTTCTGCAGTTGGTGTAGTCTTTTCTGCAGTTGGTGTAGTTTTATCATCGTCACTTGAACCACCCATCATCATAAAGGAAACCGAGCATAGACACAAAACAACAAATGCGGAACCAGCTATAAGGGCAGTTTTGTTATTAGAATTTGCAACATTGTTATTAAAACTCATTGTATATAGTATAGAAATATTTTTTTATAGAACATTACATTGATACCATTTTAAAAATTTTTAATTTAAACACTTTCATCTTTTTCTTCTTCTAACATTTTACGTAATTTTTCTTCTATAGACATTTCATTATCTTGTGATTCTTCAAACTGTGAATTTGGCATATCCGGATCAAAAATATCACCATGTGATTCACATAATTCACACGTTTCAGTTGGTGTTTCACCAGGTTTATGATTATGTACGGGTGTATCCTTTTTCTTTTTTAGAATAGGACGCTTTTTTACATTTTTTTCGGAACCTGTTTTTTTATCACGCATTTTCAAATGTAATGTACAACATGTTTCGCCTGGAACGCATGGTTTGGTACATTTATTACCTTTTGCCGTAAACATAGAACATTCTATTTTAGGTTCCATAGCAACACGTGCAACTGGTTTTTTAGATTTTACATTTTCAAAAGCTTCAACTTTTTGAATTAAACCCATATTCAGTTCAGTAAGTTTCTCTATTTTTTCGTGAAGGATTACATTTGAATCACCGAAAGAATCGATCTTTTTACGAAGATGTAAATTTTCTTCTTCAACTTTATTGATCTTTTCAACAAGAGTTTGTAATAACTTGTTGTTGGAAAGAACACTATTATTTATCTTATCAATATGATTATTCGAATCTCGAACGATATTAATAAGAATATTTTCGATAGAATCAGACATGTTTATTTATTTGTATTTTAGTAACTTATTTTTTTTATATATTTTTCTTTAACTTAGGTCTATTTTAATCCACATTGTTTGTCATCATAGTTTGAAGTTGTTTTTGAATAAAGGCCAAATCCAACAAGAACAAATGCGAGTACAAGTAATGGAGCTGTAAAATAATCTTTGTTTCCGTTCATTTTTTTTGTTATATTATAGTATAAGAAAAAATGAAACGTCAGTTATCAACCGTACTTTTAGAAGCATTATTTATAGGTGTATTATTACATGTTCTGGTATTAGGTATTACGAAAAAATTATATAAAGGTAAATGGGTTCTGGTTTTAGCTGGTGCGTTAATACATTTATTATTCGAGTATTCACCTTTCGGTAATATTAATGAAAAATGGTGTAAAATGATATTTAATTAAAAATTTATAAGATCATCTATAATCAATCCTTTTTCGCGTTCAAGCTCTTTTAATTCTATAGACAATTCTTCATATTGTCTATCTATATCATCATTGTAATCTTTCAGGTAAGTTCTAAAAAAAAGACGCCTGTCGCCAACGTCGTGTCCAGCATCAAAAAGTGCGTGTATGGTGTAATTTCGTAAACGGATACCAAGTTCTTGTGCCCGTCGTTTCACAGCCTCTTGACGAACAACATTTGTTACATTTCGTCTATGTTTAAGTTTTTCCATTTTTTTTAATGTTTCATGAATTAGTCTATTTACCTCAATAAGATTATCTTCCAATATATAATCACGCAAAGGTTCTGGAACAGGTGGTGGGGGTGTTTGTATAGGTGGTAAATCCACGTGTACGAAATCCCCGCGCCTTGATTGTGGTGGTGTTGTATCATATATGGTAAGATCATCGAGATTATCTCCAAAAGGGGGTAGTCTAGGAACAGGTGAAAAAGGTATAGGTATATCAACACGCCGAATTCTAAATTCTTCTTCGTCTTCACTTTCAGAATCGGATTCGTATTTGATATAATCGTGAATTTTTTTTATCGAATCGCACATTTTAAGATAATCGCCTTCAGAAATTATCTTAGAATTGAGGTCGAGGGTTTGCATTAACGAGGTAAGAGCTTCCATTTTAATGTATTAATTTTTATTTTATTTTATTACAACTTAGGTTTGTTATTTTTTTTAAAAGTAAAAGGGCTTCGACAGCTTCGCCAATTTCACGGTGCTTTACACAAAATCCAGTTTTTCCTTGGCGACAGAGACAGTTTTCGTATACACAGTTTGGACGCATTTTTATTTATATGAGTAAAATGTCTATACTTAGGTTCTTATTTCCCCTTCTTCGAGTTCAGACTCGGAATTATATTCACTTTCATCATCTAAATCATCAATATTATCTGGTAAATTATCATACAATACTTCCCAATTTACTCTATTTGTAATTTCATAATCATCTAAGAAATCATCGTATGAAATTTTATCATTTACGTCGTATTCGTCATCCATATACGATTTCCAAAATTCTAAATTCTTTTTTGTAATTTTAGTTGGAAAAAGTTCAACCACAAATTCTTCACCTTCTTTGTATTTACACTCTTTTAAAATATCCTTCTCTTCTTCAGTATAAATATCGAAAAAATAATTCAAAACACCAATTGGTTTATCAAAACCTGGTAAAAGTGGTTCATAACAGAAATCAATAAATTGTGCTTGTCCATAAGACGTATCTAGTTTTTTATTAGAAATTGCTAAATATGCAATAAATTTACGAGTATTTGTAGGTATGAGATGTTCGGGATACCCAAAATCGGCGCGTAATCCATATATTTTACATGATTTACCTACCATTTCTGAGCATAATTGATTAACATCAGAGAGTTCGACAATTGAAGTACAGTTTTTAAGAAGTTCGTGTGTAAGCATCGTTATTATATTACATATTAGTTACTATTGTTTAAGTCCATATCATCACTGTACGTGTTATAAAGTTCCGTCCAATCAACACTCCCACAAAGGTTATATTTTTCAACAAACTGCATTAAAGTTTTCTGACATTTAATTTCGTATTTAAAATAATTCATCCAAAAATCAATCCATTCCCTAGAGACATGTCTCGGAACAATCATTGTATCCAACTCATCTTTTGCCAACATTCGTAGTGCTGGTTCTATAATACCCATTCGAATACCATTTTCATATTTCTCTTCGTACATAAAGTCGATCATATGAAGTTTATCATTAAAAGCGGATACACCAATATACGCTATATGGTTAAGGCGTTTAGGATTACATTCTCTAGGAAAGTTATCTTTTGGTCTTATACCATAAACTTGTGAAGGTGTACCGTGTGCAAATTTATCAGTTCTGAAGCTCGATAAAACCCCATCAAGTTTTTCGAGTCTTTCGAGTTCAACAGTTTGCTTTGTAAGTTCGTAAAGAAGAGACATTTTCACTTTATATTATCCATCATTTCTTCGTCACTTAGGTCTTCTTTAACAATATTATATGATAGCGTCAAAAGAGCAATTTTATACACAAAAAACCCAAAAAGAGATACACTACAATTGAAATGAAATGGTACATTGGGATTTGAATTCCATATAGATTCAAAAGCAGCTATACAAATAGGTGGTAAAAATTGTTTAGGGAAAGTGTTACTTTTCTCGATAGTATCAACGTGATTCGAAAGTAAAGTTATGTACCCATAAGAAGATAATACACCAAGACACGCCGATAAACCATCTATTGGTTCATGTCCAATGAAATTATATCCTATATATACACTACCAAATTGTAAAGTATTATGTTTTAAACGATTTTTTATAGATTCATATTCCGAAATACTTTTACTTCTTTTTACGTGACAAACACTTCTTTTTGTTTTTTTAGTCGGATTTATTATAGTAGACTGTATACATATCATTACATTTTATCTAGTATAGTTTCTTTAAACTTTTGTTCTTTTTCATCAAAAGCTTTACATCTCTCTATTGATTCGTGTAAACGAACTTGTATTTCAAGTAATTTATCTTCGTGAACGAAGTCATCGGTTGTTAATGGAGATATTTCCCATAAAATACCAAACGCTTTGTTATATGCAAGTTCTCTTTTATAATTTTGATATTCTCTATATTTAGAACGTGCTAATTCATATGCATATGTATTAATATTATTTAACTCGAAATCAGTAAAACAAAACTCACTGTATGCATCTTCATAAATTTCCGCGCATATCTCTCCATTTCCGAATAAGTTTATTGAGTCGCTCAGTTTTTTCTCCCATACCGTATTTTTGTTTTTTGGGTGCTCCTGGGCACTCGACATTACAATATTCGTATTTGTTCGCCTTATCCCAGATAACCCTTTGTATATCTTCTGGGAGTTCGTTTGTCGCTTGACAAAATGAGAGAATGTAGTCGTACGTGTGTAAGGCGATATAGTCATCCATTTCATTTTACATTTTTAAAAATAACTCCTGTACTTAGGTTTTTTAGGAACTTCCAAAATCACGGTTTCGTTAGCTTCATTTTTTGTAGTAATATAATCATAATTACACAATCTTACAGATTGAGGTATTTCTCTTTCTTTAATTTTTGGTTTTGGTGCTAATAAATTACATACACTTGAATAAAATGTATACATTACTATTTTCTACAATTATTTTTTTTATATTATACATACAAGATGGTATCACTCCAGGACTTACCGAAAAAAGTGCAGTACATAATAGTAGATTCGGAATTTGTAAATGGTTCAAATAATACTTTCACTATAGATCTTACACTCGAATCCAATTTACACATCGAAGAAATATCAGAAGTTGTTGGTATAAAACCTGTTGATTTCTATATTACACAAATAGGTGAAAATGATACAATTGGTAATTCAAATGTCGCTAAATATGTAGATGTAGTATGCCCCGATGTACCAAAAAGGGGGCAACTATTAGACGAACGTAATGGTCAGATTCTTGCGAGAATACCATTAGAAAGAAGTTTTACGGGAAGTAATGATTTTATTATGCGTGATAAACAATGGAGATCTTTTCAACGCCAAACGAATTTTTTCAACCCTATATCTATACAAAAACTTCACTTTGAGATATACGAATCACAAGGTGATGGTGATTATAAAAAACTTCAGCCAGATGCAAATTGGTATATGGTTCTTGAAATAACAACAATCGACGTCAGAGAAAAACCGACTGATAGAGAACTTCAGATATTAGAAGCTTTACGTAAACTTATAGGCAAGATAGATGAACTTAACATAAACGTTAAAAAACTTCCCGATAAGGAGGATATCGAAAAAATGGAAATTGAAAAAAAGAAAAAGTATCCGTTTCGATACTTGATGATAATTATATTACTTTTTATATCCGGTTTCGTATTCTTCAAGAATAAGTTTACGCCTTCGGTTCCGCCGCCTTCTTTTTAACTACACGTTTAACAGTTTTTTTCTTTGGGGTTGAAGGTGGAACTGGCTCTGGAGCCGGGGCTGGAACTGGCTCTGGAGCCGGGGCTGGCTCTGGAGCCGGGGCTGGAGCTGGAGCTGGAGCTGGAGCTGGAGCTGGGGCTGGTGCTGGGGCTGGTGCTGGAGGTACTAATACCGGTGGTTCAATAGCATCAGCAATTTGACGAAGAATACTATATACGGTATCTTTACTGAGTTTTTGTCTTTGAAGTGCGGCATCTATTTGTTCCCTGACAGAGTCCATTGTTTAATATATATAAAAGAAAGATTATCTTTATATAAAATGTTATTCATAGGTCCAAACTTATTGAGTGGAATAGGTCAACATTGTAAAAAATATATGAACCTCTTTCCAAGAAGCAAGTTCATAGAAATTCAAAATGATATACCAGAGTGTGAAAAAGCATTTATATTCGCGCTCCCTGTACAAGATTGGTTAGATAAGATACCAGAAATAAAAAGGAAAATCAAACATGTTACGTGTATGACAGTTTGTGAAACCGAAACAGTACACGAAGATTACGGTAAACTTTTTAAATTCTTCGACAAAATTGCTGTACCAAGTGAATTTTGTAGAAAGGTATTTAAGCGTCAGTTCCCTGATACTGAATTTTATGTAATACACGCACATATACCTGATAAAAGACCATATACTTTCTACCATATAGGCAATGTGTATGATCCACGTAAAAATTTTAATAAAATCCTAGAAACATTTATACGTATGAATAAACCAGATGCACGATTACTCGTAAAAGCTACATGTAATCAACCCGTAGAAGCACGTATACCAAATGTAACATTTATAAATGACCTTATACCAGATGACGAAATGGAAAAAATACATGCTCTGAGTGATTGTTACGTAAGTTTTTCGAGTTCAGAAGGTGTTGGTATGGGAGCAGTAGAAGCAGCTTTACGAAATAAACCTGTTATCATAACAGATTATGGTGGTGCTTCTGAATATATCAAAACACCCTATACTATAAAATGTGGACGTCAGAAAATAGTGAAAGATGATTTTTTGTTTAAAGCAGGTATGGAATGGGGTAAACCTGATGAAAATCAGCTTCGTGAATTTATGGAAGATGCATATTCCAGGAAAATAAGGTATATGGAACATCCAAGAACACACATGTTAACATGTAAAGAAAATGTATTACAGGAATTCGTCGCTAATATAATTGGTGAGGAAAGTAATGACGCCAGTTAAGATGGCACCTGACATAAGTGAACCTCGTTGTGCAATGAGCATTGCTACAATATCATCGATAAACTTGATATTCGTTGGTTTTTTAAGAATCTCTGGTACAATCTTTGAAATCAAAAGATAAAGTGCCATAGATATAATAACAGGTCGAAGTGTTTCCTGATCTAACATGTTTTTATAATAAAGAAACATTTATTTTTGGTTTTGTTCCCAACGCCTCGTCATCTATTCTATGCTTTTTGCAATAATTCCCACATACAGCTTTAAAAGTGCAGTTTTTTCCTGTTAATGTAAAAGCTTTACATGTTTTTTTACTTTCTGTATTTGGTCTATCTTCTGGTGGACTTTGTAAAACCTGTATAGGGCGAGTTTTTTGACACTCTAACTTTTTCTTTCTCATTTTATCAAGTATCAAAGCCATCTCATCTGGTGTTTTATTTTGTGTTTTGAAACTCTTAGATATCCGTAAACAGTCATCATAATTTTGAATATTAGATTGATGTTTTGTAGTAAGCACTTTTTTAGTGTTACTAAAATTATCTTGAATTCTGTGTGTTAAAAAATATTGCGACATTCTTTATTAATTTCTTTAAAAAAATAAAATAACTTAGGTTAATAAAGAATGTGGTTCTTTGTAAAACTCAGAAGAACCTATAGTTTTACTCTTGGTGAGTAGACATGTATATCAAATTTGTAATTGTTTTAATCGACATGGCATGAAAATTACTTAACATGTAATCTGGATTACATGCTAATTCTAATATACGATCATTATCATCCGGTCTTACCGATGTTTCAAAATTTCGGATATAATCAGCAGTTATATAAATTATAGCGTCAACATATTCTTCTATAGCCATTTCTAACCATGAATTTTTAGGTGTACCCCATGTAACTGTATCCATATCAACACGAACACCATGACCATATTTTGTTTTTCCCAATTCAAGTCTTTTTAAAACAAACTCTCGCATATTATATTTGTATAATAAAACTTTTAACTATATTGTTCAATTGTTATTATGTTTAATATAATATACACAGAATAATAGATTATATACATTTCTATAGATACATATATAAACATGATCAAACCTATTAATAGATAAATTGTATGAAAATATACACATTTCATATTCTTTTGTAAAATACCATACAAACCTATACTCGAAAACAAAAGATTTATAATATTTATTAAATTAGAAACTGTAAAAGTAAACATAAAATTCATGAAAAATATGGACACGTATACAATTTTATTAAATATTATATCCATACTCTCTACTTCAGTTTCAGGTTCAAGTTCAGGTTCAGTTTCAGGTTCAAAATTAGATATATCTGTACTCTGTGGTTGCATTTCTAAATTTATACCTAGAGCTGGTACTCCATTGGGTTGTCTTACTTGATTGTAATACATAAAAAATAAAGACTAATATCTTTTATGTATCTTAAATGGATAAACGAGTGTTATTCATGTAGTTGCCCGTTAAACCCAAGAATACACACAAATAATGTATGTGAACGTAATACTATACGCGAATATAGAAAAATAAGACCTATTTTCATGTTTAACAACGAAGAATATTATAAATTTTTTGGATCGAAATTAAAACGTGTATGTTACCCATGTTTTTTAAACTCGTATAAAATTCATCCATCAACACTTAGAAAACGTGAATATGGTATGTTAAAACAAATATATAAAACGCCTAAGTCTAAAACAAAAGAGGAACTTTTATACTGGTTCGAAGGTCTAAAAAGACACTTAAGTAGAAGAAGCGAATTATAAAAAATATGGATGAAAGTATTCAAAAACTCACGCACGTGGAACATATTTTAAAACGACCAGACTCATACGTTGGTCCGGTTTCGCGTGTTGGAGAACCGTATTGGGTATACGAAAACGGTCAATTCGAAAAGAAAAATGTCGTCTACTCACCGGCACTTCTAAAAATATTTGACGAAATACTCGTAAACGCAATCGACAGAAATTCTCTGTACCCAAAAAATGTAACATCACTGTGTGTATCTATTGATAAAACATTGGGTGAAATAACCATAGAAAATAACGGCCCTTTAGGAGGCATTGCAGTGAAAATGCATGAAAAGGAAGGTCTTTGGAATCCTGAATTAACGTTCGGACATTTACTCACGAGTACAAATTATGACGATACACAAAAACGTGTCGTCGGTGGTCGAAACGGGTACGGAGCAAAACTTACAAACGTATACTCGACAAAGTTTTCGGTAAAAATAAAAGATGGAGAAAACAAGTGTGTATACACACAGGAATGGTCAGATAATATGAAAAAATGTCATACACCAAAAATAAAAAAATACGCAGGTGCAACATCGAGTGTTTGTGTAACATTTGTTCCTGATTGGAAACGGTTTGGTATGTCTGGTATGGACGAGTCTATATACAAAATATTCGAAAAACGCGTATATGATGCAAGCATATGCACTTCACAAAACTGTAAAGTGAAATTTCAAGGTGAACCTTTACCAAAATGTTCATTTAATACGTACGCTAGAATGTACACAAAAACAGACGAAATGTGTATGTTTACAAGTGATAGATGGTCAGTGTGTATTGCACCTTCCGACGACGGATTCGAACACGTTTCTTTCGTCAATGGAATATGCACTACAAAAGGAGGTTCACACGTTGATCACGTTTCTGGTATACTCGCAAACGGTATTATTGAAGACATGGCAAAAAAGATAAAACTTCGTCCTCAACAGGTTAAGAATGCGTTTTTTGTGTTTGTAAAAGCAACCCTCGTTAATCCGAGTTTCAGTAGCCAGGTTAAATCAGAGTGTACGCTCAAACCACAAGATTTTGGGAGTAAATTTGAACCACCAAAATCGTTCATTAAAAATATTCTAAAAACGAGTGTACAAAACGAGCTTCTTGCTTTATCGAAGTTTCGCGAAATGAAAGAACTCAAGAAAACGGATGGTACGCGCAAATCAAAAATAACGGGTATACCAAAACTCGACGATGCAAATAAGGCAGGTACACAACAATCCGGTAAGTGTACACTTATCGTAACAGAAGGTGATTCGGCTAAAACGTTGGCAATTGCTGGTCTTTCCGTAGTTGGTCGAGACCATT